TAACTGATTTTGAAAAGCACATTTTTACCAGTAACCTTAAGCGCCAAATTTTATTAGACTCTGTACAAGGTCGTAGTCCCAACTTGGCTTTCCTTCCTCTTGCTACTATTCCTGAATTAGAAACTTGGATTGAAACTTGGGCCTTTAACGAAACTATTCACTCACGCAGTTACACACACATTATTCGTAATGTCTACGCTAACCCAAGCGAAGTGTTTGATGAACTATTAGAACTAGAAGAGATTGTGGCCTGTGCTGGCGACATCAGTCGTTACTATGATGAACTGATTGAAGCGTCGGGTTGGTACCGTATGCTAGGCTATGGCACACATACAGTCAACGGCCAAACTATTGTGGTAGATCCATACGAGCTCAAACGCAAATTATGGTTATGCCTTAATAGTGTAAACGCACTAGAAGGTATTCGCTTTTACGTTAGTTTTGCTTGCTCATGGGCATTTGCGGAATTAAAAAAGATGGAAGGCAATGCGAAGATAATTAAACTTATAGCCCGGGACGAAAATATACATTTAGGTAGTACACAAACTCTACTTAAATTGTTACCGCAAGACGACCCAGACTATGCATCGCTTAAAGCGGAAACCAAAGCCGACTGTGAGCAGATGTTTTTAGCGGCTGCCGCACAAGAAAAGCAATGGGCCAAATACTTGTTTAAGGATGGTTCAATGATTGGTCTTAACGAAGTACTGTTAAGTCAATATGTTGATTGGTTAACTTGTAAGCGTATGACCGCAGTAGGACTAGACTGTGGTATGAAGCCAGGATCAAGTAATCCGCTACCTTGGACAGCTAAATGGATTGCTGGTGCAGAAGTACAAGTAGCACCACAAGAAACTGAAATCACCACTTACGTCATTGGTGGTACAAAACAAGACGTCGATAATAATACATTCAAAGGATTTAGTTTATAATATGATTACAGTATACTCAAAAAACAACTGCCCTTTTTGCGTTCAAGCAAAAAGTCTACTACAATTAAAAGGCGTTGCGTTTGAAGAAATCAAAATTGATGAAGATAGCGAAGCACGTGAATTTGTGCTAGGCGAAGGTCATCGCACAGTTCCACAAATCTACAAAGACGGCAAGTTATTAGTAGAGGGTGGATTTCAAGGACTTAAACGTCAATCAGACGAGTTTTTTCAACAATTAAAAGGTTAATATGTTAATTCAAAAAGGTTATGCCGCAGGCGATATAGTCTGCTTCAAAGTCGTCAATGGAGACGAAATCGTAGCAAAATTAGTAGAAGAAACAGACACAGGCTATGTAGTAAATCGCCCTTGTACTGTAATCCCTAGCAATCAAGGCCTAGGGTTAGTACAAAGCCTGTTTTCCGGGGATATAAATACTAATGTAACACTGAATAAAAATCATGTAATTATACATGCCCCGGTAATTGACCAAATCGAATCACATTACATTCGTACCACTACCGGCATTGAACCAGTGTCAAAAGGTGGAATCATAACGTAAATGCCAACAGGCCCAATAGCAGTAATAACCAGTAAACTAGATGCAGTCGGCGGTGTAGAAGGCTACAATGCCAAAGCACCTATTGGTATGCTGGCCGTAAACCCTGGTGCTAACACAGTACGGGCAATGAGTTTGCCAGTTGCCACAGTCGGGTGTACGGCCACTTATCATGGCAATCCTAACAATCCCAAGGCACCGGGATTTAATCCTACTTGTGCATCATCCAAGGTAGTTGAAGGAATTCCTACTATTTTAGTAGAAGGCAAACCTGTTGCTCTAGCAGGACCATTAGGTAGCTTGACTACTTGTGGGCATTGGGTTTTGGTCAGTCCTGTAAAGAATGTAATTGTAAGTGGTGCATTAGGATAACAACATGGCATCGGCACTATCAATCAATTCGTTTAATACTGTTATCAACGGCCAAGGTCTAGCACCTTCGGCTAATCTCCTAGCACAGATATCAACGTTTCAAAGTCATAGACCCATACAGTTAATTGCTAATATTTTTACCAATGTTACAAACTCGGGCAATGCGGCGGCTAATTTATTTTCAACTGTAACCAGTATTCAACAGAACATCAATGGGTGGATGATTGACTATTATCCAGGCAATATTACTCCTACCTGTAGCGGCAATGTTTATACTTACGCTACATTGATTACTCCTATATATGACCCCAATCCTGCACACTGGACCACTGATCCAGATTCTGGTGCTACTACAGAACCTATCATTGGCTATAACTATTACCCTATAGCAAATACAGCTAGCTACAGTCACATACTCGGCACACAGGCTCAATTACCTTTTGCTAATGGCATGACTGGCTTTGCTAACGTATTTCAAGTGGCACAGGGATTCATGGTATCAAACTTTGACTTAGTATCTAGTGTACATTTATTAACCGGTAAAACTTATGCACAAAGTGGCATAGGATATACTGGCCCATTGGATTTAGCAACAGATGGAATCAGTACTCACGGCAATTTAATCAGTGGCGTTGTAAAAAATTGGGGCACCATGTACGACATCAACAATATTAATTCTGTTGCTGATGTGTATGTGTTTGGTCAAAACTTGCTGAACCAAGGATTTGGTTCATTGGGCAATTTGGCTGACTCAATAGTTAATGCTGGCTTAAACCCAAGCAATCTATCAGCAGTACCACAACCATACACAACAACCACGGTGACGCCTGCTACCAACAGTTATACAAGTTATGTTGGACAAATTGATTTGCCTAGTGTCAATGTACAAACAGTTACAACCACAGTATCGGGTAGCAGTCGAGAAGTATTACACAGTATTTTTTCTAATATAACAGGCGCCAATTTAACTAGTATTGTTAGTGCCACTGGATTTGTAGCACCCACTGGCGCAAATCTTTACAGTCTAAACGATTACTTAGATTTTAGCCGGGTAGTCGATGCTCCTACCAGAGCACAATTATCATCTATAGGCATCGCTGATTTTAATACATTTAGTCAGTATGTACAAAACAAAGTAGGCAAAGCATATTTCCGTTCTTGGGCAACAATGGCTGAATTTCTAGCAAGCCTGGAAGTTCCTGCACTACCACATTTAACAGCGGCAACTACAGCCGGCACTAAATTATTGTCGGATTCTACTGTTACAGCAATGAACAACATAACTGGTAACGGTGAAGGCCCATTTACTAATCCTATACTGTCGGACTATTTAGGTGCAGTGGCTGGAATGCCGCACACTGATTCTGTTACAACATTAAATCGATATTATCCAACCTTGGTACCTGCCGGCTTAACATCGGCATTGAGTAGTTTAGATTCTGCTGTATCGACTTATATCAATTACTATAATAGTTACGATGCTAACACTCAACCAGCACCAGACCTTGGACCAGTGACTAGTGCGGTCAATTCAGTAAATTCTATTTTATCTAGTGTTCCTGACTCGGCAGATTTAGAATTATGTCGTCAAGCGTATATACGTTCAATTACACACCTAAATGCCGAAGTAGTAAACCTACACAAGGCTGGTGTAGTATTCAATGCAGGATATCCAGATGGCCTAAAAGGGTTTGCTCAACAGTTGCCCACTACTGCATCTGATAAAACTCAGGATCAAACTTATCAATTTTTTGCCAATCTAATCACAGATAATTTGGCAGGTGATACAATTCGAGCCGCCATTGCTGAGCAAATCAATACTCAATTGTTTTCTGCTCAAGGAATCATAATACACAATGATCCTAATCCAGCTGGCATGATTTATCAAGCTCAACAACAAAATATACCATTAACTACATACATAAGTCAGAATCAGTAGGGTTTTAATGGCAAGTTTTTGTCAAATCCTTTACTTAGTTTGACTTTGTCTGTGTAATATAGTATTATAACTGGGTGTATGGTTACTTAAATAATCACACGCAGTAAAATTTAAGGAGGACGAAGTATGAAGAAGATGATTTCAATCGTCGCATCAATAATCGCCCTGACCGTTATGGCACCCGGTCATGCAGATGAAGTACAGCAGAACTTTATTACCAAAGTAGACGCTGTTGAAGCACAAACAACTGTTGACAGAATTGTCACAGGAACCCGAGACAAATTAGACAGTCTGGTTCAAATTATCACAACACCCTGGATCGATTTTTCATTTACCAGCAAAGATGAAGATTGTCTAGCTCGTAACATTTATTACGAAGCTGGAAGCGAACCTGAAGAGGGTAAGGTTGCAGTAGCAATCGTAACAATCAATCGAGTCAAAGATAATCGTTTTGGTAACGGTATATGTGGAGTTGTAAATCAACGCACAGTATTTGTACGCCAACAAACTTTACAAAAAACTGAAATGGTTCAGACCGGATGGTTTGGTCGTCCCGAAGCAGTGACTCACAATGAGGTACGGGTACAGCAAGTTCCTGTATGTCAGTTTAGTTGGGTTTGTCATTTCATGCGTAAACCCACTACAGCAGATGAACGCTGGACTGAAAGTCAACGCATAGCACACGAAGTACTTAATGATGGTTACACTGAGTATCGAGCCAAGTTTGGAGATGCACTATATTTCCATGCTGTTGGTATTCGTCCTGTGTGGGCTAAAACCAAACGGTTTGTGGCTCGTGTAGGCGGCCATCTTTTCTATAGTGAATCAAAAAAAATCTAAATGTTCTTTCCAGCTTTTGAGCGTATAAAGTCTTTGGCCACACGCCACAGCGGCCGGACTTTTACGCCAGAGCAATTCACGCACCTGCTACGTATGCAGTTTCGTGATAGTCGGCTACGATTTAGTTGCCAACGCGACGCATTAATGACCAAGAAAAACTTTTACATACATGCTGAATATCGTCCCTACGATGATGAAGACAACAAACCCTGTATCTATGTAAATTTAATATTCAACCCAAGATGTCGCCGAGTTGGGATCAAAGACTACGACTGGGACTCAATGAGTTTTCACATTGCAGATACTGTAACTCACGAATACCTACATCAATACTATTGTCGCCAACGCAATTTTGAATTTGGTCGCGGGTACCGCACAAAACGATTACTACGTTACAGTGAAACCATGCGGGACTATCTAGGATGCGAAGATGAAATACTTGCCTACGCATTTAACGTAGCCAGCGAAATGGTAGTTTATAATAGACCCATGGAATCGACTAAAGTTTATAAACTCTACCTCCGATATTTTAGGAAAGATCGTAAAGTGATGCTACAATTACAAAAGCAAGCCGATAAGTATATTAAACGACTGGAGCAGGCATCATGAGCAAGTTATCAGAAGAATTAGCAATCGAAGATGGTTATCACGAAGATGACCTTGGTGAAGAGGATTATGGGTTTATACTAGGACCCGACGGTGAATTGAAGTCAGTATTTTTACCTGAAAATATGCCCTTTGTAACTCCAGAAAAAATAGCAAAAATATTTGAAATTTTTGGTATTAGCGATCCGGACCAAGTTACTAACACGCTACACTAGTTGACTGAAAAATCCCAAAATAG